GTGAACTAAATATTGACCTCCACCCTGCTCAACTACAAATATTTCACTCTAAAAAGAGATTTAAGATTGTAGCTGCTGGTCGTAGGTTTGGAAAATCTTACTTATCTGCTTGGTTGTTGCTTATACATGCTATTCAGTCTGAATCTAAAGATGTATTTTATGTAGCTCCTACCTTTCAACAGGCAAAAGACATTATGTGGTCTTTATTAAAAGATTTAGGTAAGGACCTAATCGCTTCAGCACATGAGAATACCGCAGTTCTAACCTTAATAAACGGTAGAAAGATATATTTAAAAGGAAGTGATCGCCCAGATACGCTTCGTGGAATTGGCCTTTCGTATGTTGTGCTAGATGAATATGCGAGTATGAAGCCTGTAGTATGGGAGCAGATAATTAGGCCTACTTTGGCAGATGTTGCAGGTGGGGCATTATTTATAGGAACTCCAGCAGGAAAAAATCACTTTTTTGACCTGTATAAAGATGCTCTTGATAATGATGATTGGGATGCTTTCCAATTTAACTCAACAGATAATCCATTTCTACCCCCAGAGGAAATTGAAGCTGCAAGAAAAACAATGTCATCTATGGCATTTAGACAAGAATTTGAAGCATCTTTTGAGCAAGGCTCTGGTGGAATATTTAAAGAAGAATGGTTTAAGGTTGATGACGAACCAGAAGAAGGTAATTATGTTATTGCTATCGACCCTGCTGGTTTTGAGGCAATAGATAAAGAACGTAATTTAAAAAGAAGTAGACTTGATGAAACCGCTATTGCTATAGTTAAGATAGACAGAGACAAGTGGTGGGTTAAAGACATACTTCATGGTAGATGGAACATTAAAGAAACTGCCAAAAAGATATTAAAGTCAGCAGTTTTATGTGAATCATCAACAGTTGGTATTGAAACTGGCTCTTTAAGAAACGCTATATTGCCTTATCTTGAAGATGAAATGAGAACAGAAGGCCAATGGGTTAGTATTGTTGAACTCAGACATGGTGGTAAGAAGAAAAACGATAGGATCACTTGGGCATTACAAGGTAGGCTTGAACATGGGCAAATAACCTTTAATCCTGATAGAGATTGGAAGGTTTTTACCAATCAGATGATGGATTTCCCTAACAGACTAGCACATGACGATTTACTTGATAGCCTTAGTTATATTGATCAATGCTCAGTAGCAGACTTCGCACACTCAATAGAATTAGAGGATGATTGGAGACCAATGGATGCCGTATCAGGATATTAGTTTTGATTTTGAGGACTTATCTGAAGAAGAATTAGAAGAATTATTGGATTATTCTGAAGCTGAATCTACAAAAAACGATAGATACGCACTAGCTTGTCAAGTTTTGGCAAATATGCTTGTAAAACTTAACCCAGAAACACCTTGTAACATAGAAATTGTAGATTTAACAATATGTAAGCTCCTTATTGATGGCGATATTGAATTTACTGAACAAAACCACAGCCTTCACTAAAAAATAAATACGTCATTAAAGCAACGATAATGTTCTAGGCTTACCTACCTACTACTTTTATATAATCTTGCCATTATTACCCCCTTATGACCCTTATAATCGAATATTACTATATAGATATGGTATAATATAGGCAAATTTTTACTAAATTATGGAAAATGAATGAATAGTAAAGAAAACAAATATCAAGCCCTAGCCTCATGGCTTAATTATCGACTTGATTCTTGGAGAACTCACAGAGATGTTAATTACAGACCTAAGTGGGATGAATATTATCGCTTATGGCGAGGTATATGGGTGCAAAGTGATAGAACTAGAGGCTCTGAAAAGTCAAGATTAATTGCTCCTGCTTTACAACAAGCAGTTGAGTCTAGTGTAGCCGAATTAGAGGAGGCTTCATTTGGCAGAAATAAGTGGTTTGACATCAAAGATGATATGCTTGATAAAGACCCTTCAGATGCCGAATATATAAGAAATTTACTCCAAGAGGACCTCGAAAAAACAGGTGTGAAAGATGCAATCTGTGAGGTCTTTTTGAACTCTGCTGTCTATGGAACGGGTATAGGTAAGATTGTGGTTGACCAAACCATTGAACGCTCCCCTTCCGAAGTGCCTGTTGATGGCACGCTTACCTCAATCCGCCAGTTGATTGAACGCCCCTCCATAGACATCAAACTTGAGCCTATATCACCTTTAGAATTTCTAATTGACCCTTCAGCTAACTCTATAAATGAGGCTTTAGGTGTAGCACATGAGGTTATTAAGCCTAGATACCATGTTGTTGAGGGTATCCAAAGTGGAATTTATCGTGATGTACCCCTAGATGGTGATTACGACACTGCTAAATTTGGTTATAACTCTGAAACTAAACAGGCAGATGAATCTGACTCGGTAAAGATAACTGAATATTGGGGCAAAGTACCTAAAAGATTCCTAAAAGCGAAAGCAGACAAAGACGATTTTGAATATACCAAGTCTGACGAGTTAGTAGAGGCAGTTGTTACGATCTGTAATGACGAATACATTTTAAGAGTTGAGGAAAATGCCTTTATGATGGTTGATAGGCCATTTATCTCATACCAACATGACATTGTAATGAACAAGTTTTGGGGTAGAGGAATTTGTGAGAAAGGATACAACCCACAAAAGGCTTTAGATGCTGAAATGAGAGCAAGAATAGACTCATTAGCCCTAACAACTACTCCAATGATGGCTGCCGATGCAACAAGGCTACCTCGTGGAATCAAGTTTGAGGTTAGACCAGGTAAAACAGTTCTAACTAATGGCTCTCCAAGAGAAGCTATTATGCCTTTGGATATGGGAACTACAAATCAGTCAACATTTACTCAAGTGGCTTCTTTACAGAATATGATACAGATGGGTACAGGAAGTACCGACACAGGTTCTTCTAATGATACTGCCTCTGGTATGTCAATGATGCAATCAGCAGCAATTAAGAGACAGAAACGTACTCTTATGAACTTTCAAAATACATTCTTAATTCCATTTATAAATAAAGCAATGTGGAGGAAGATACAATTTGACGTAGAACGCTATCCTGTAAGTGATTATAAGTTTGTACCTTATTCAACTATGGGAATCATGGCCAAAGAGCTAGAAATGACTCAAATGGTACAAATGCTACAAAGTATTCCGAAAGATTCACCTGCTTTTAATGTGATTCTATTAGCTATGATGCAAAATTCTTCTATTCATAATAGAGATCAGATTGTTCAAGCTCTTATGCAAGGTAATGAGCCTAATCCAGAAGAACAACAAATGCAACAAATGGCAATGCAATTACAAGTTCAAAAAGCACAAGCAGATATTCAAAAAACACTTGCTGAAGCTGAAGAAGAAAAAGCTAAAGCTATTAAATGGCAAGCAGAGGCAATGTCTAATCAACCTAACGAGATTGATATTCAAGAGAAGATACTTAAACTTCAAAAGGATGCTATTGGTCTTGAGAAAGTTGCAGCCGATATTGAGAATAAACGCAGTGAAACGGCAAGAAACATTCCAGAGGTAGATCACCTCAAGAGTGAAACCATATTAAATTTAGCAAAAGCAAGAGAAGCTGGAACTAAATCAGTAATTAACGGAAATTTCCAATAAAAAACATCTATGGCAAAAACAGATGAGGATTTTTTATCCGATAGGTTGAAGATGATGGAGTCAGATGGCTGGCTCGATTTAATCCAAGACCTCAAGAACATTGAACGTAGTGTTGCAGACGTTAACACTATGCAAGATGAAAAGGACCTTTGGGAAGCCAAGGGTCAGTTGCGAATTTTAAACTTAATTCTAAGTTTAGAAAACACAACAAAACTCACTTTAGAACAATCTCAATAAGACCTTTTTAGGCTCTTTGCCGAGACTCTAAATCTTATATAACTTCATAACCCCTTCAGGGGCGAGGACAGACCAATGACGATAGTTGTAGACAATGACGCTTCAAGCGTTGAAAACCAGGTAACAGAAAATCAAGAAGTAGAATCACAAGTAGTTGAAGCCTCAGTCGAGGAAACCAAACAAGCAACCGAACCTGAATCTAATATTCCTGAAAAGTATGCTGGTAAATCTCTGGACGATGTAATAGAAATGCACCAAAACGCAGAGAAAGCAATAGGTAAACAAGGACTAGAAATAGGCGAACAACGAAAGCTAGTTCAAAGTTTAATTGAAGCACAAAATGCTACGCAAACTAGCAAACCCCAAGAAGAAACAGTTAATTTTGAGGATCAATTTTATGCAGACCCTGCCGAAGCAGTCAACTCTGCCATAGAAAACCATCCCCAAGTAATTGAAGCACGAAAAGAACGACAAGTTCAGCAGCAACAACATCAAGTTGGCGTGTTAGAAAAAGCATATCCAGACTGGGAAAAGCGTGTCGCAGACAAGCAATTCCAAGATTGGGTAGGTGAATCAAACATAAGAACCGAGATGTTTCGTAAGGCAGACTCTGATTATAGGCCAGATTATGCGATAGAGCTTTTTGATATGTATGACAAAGTCAATATGATTGATAAAACAAAAGAAGTTCAAGAGCAAGAAAGTCAAAAAAGAGAAAAGGCATTACGACAAACGACTTCTGAAACCCGATCAAGTGGTGATTCTGTTGGAGGCAAAAAAATCTACCGTAGAGCTGATTTAATCAACCTACAGGTAACAGACCCTAACCGTTACGCATCATTGGCTGATGAGATCCAGTCAGCGTATGCAGAGGGAAGGGTTAAGTAATCATATAACAATAATAGGAGAAAGTTAAATGGCTTTAGGAACAAACCAAGTCACAACTACTATTGCAGGTAATTTCATCCCCGAACTATGGTCGGATGAGGTGATCGGGGCCTACAAAGCAAATTTAGTTGTCGCTAATTT